GTAGACCAAATAGAAACTTTGTATCCAACATTATTTGCAGTAGAAACTTTAACTGTTACAAACAAAGAAGGGTATACAATTCTTGGTAGCTATGATACACCTGGTACTTATAACTATTTAGTAGCACCCATTAAAGCTATATCACAATACACTCAATGGGATGGTAATGCAGATAGCACATCAGTACAATGGCGTGGTGTTTCAGTAGAGTTAGTAGACTTACCTAATCCTTATACATACAATGATGAAAATGGAGTAGAAAGAACTATAACTTATAATGCTGGTCCAAATGTTGTACACGCATTACAAACATATGGTATATCTAGTGGATTTCAAGTACACGTAACATTTAAGAAAAAGTTTTTAGACAAAGATAGTTATACATATTCAGGTGATATTGAGAATACAACTCTAACTTCTATAGGATTGCAAACAGAATATGAGCCAATTATTATGGCTGGTGCTGCTGCACAAATGTTAGCTGGTAGAGATATTCCTACTGCAACAACAAGTTATATTACAGACCAAATGGCTGTACAAAACTTTCCTGTTAACTCCGCTTCAAACATTCGTAATAGTTTATTGCAATATAAGCAACAACTTATGCAACAAGCTAGAAAAGATTTAAGAGCTAGATATCCTGAACCAGTAACTATAAACAGTATTGCCTATCCAAGTTCATAATGGTCAGGATAGCTAATACCCTAAGCGTCAGAAATCCTAAAAGATACGGATACGATATAAGAATTAATACAAACTTATATCGTAGTGCTATAGGACCTGGTAGAGAAATGACTATACAATCATCAGATGTTGAAGATGGTCAAATAAATGTTAAACAAAATCCAGAAGATTTTACTTCTAACTTAGGTCGTATATATTCTAGAAATAATTTTAAAGGTGGACAAGGATTAGATACTGCACACAGAGCTAACGGAACTACAAATGACACAACTAGATTTTGGGATAGTAAAGGTATTGATGTATTTCACGGTGATGATGAAGTATCTTATCACATACACTTGTTGCATAGTACAACAGAAAAAACTTCTGCACTTACATTAACTGGTACTAACAATTATTTAGTAAGAACAAAAGATGGAGCTAATGAATACTTGTGGTTAGTAGATAATACTAAAGTTTATACAAGTAGTGACGCTGGAGATAACTGGTCACTATCGTTAACTGCATCTTATGTTATTACAGGAATAGCACCATTTGGTAAACAACTATTTGTTACTGCTGGTTCAGGAACTAACTTAGAGTTACAACATTATGATGGTTCTACTTGGTCTATAGAAAGTTTAGGTTCTACTCTTACAGGTTTTTTAAATGGTGTGTTTATAGAAAAAGGTTATTTATTTATATCAGGAGAAACTTCTGATGGTATTCACTACTTGTGGTGGGCAGACCCAGTTTCTAAAAATTACAATAACCAATTAGTAACAGGTGGTAGTCAAGTAATAGTTTCAGGTGAAACAGATTTATTTACTAGTATGGTAGATGCAGGTTCAGTAATACTTGCTGCTAATGAAAGTGGAAATATATATTCTATTAAAGATGTAGCTGGTACTCCAGAGCTTAAAGGACAAACAGAGATACCATTTGAAGAAGTACATACAATAGCTGCTGCAGAAGGCATAGTATTTTTTGGTACAAAAGAATTTACAAGAAATGTAGGTAGATTATATCGTGCTGATTTAGTAGTAGCTGATGACTTGTATGTACTAGCTAATAGACAATTAGTTAAAGAATGGGTAGTAGATAGTGTAGATACAACACCACATTCTATGTTTGTATCTAGAGATAGTGTTTATGTAGGAATAGAAGAAGATGGAAGTAAGTCTTATTTGTGGAGATATTACTTACCTACTGGAGGTTTAGCTAGAGATTTAGAATTTGATGCTGGTGGATTTGTATACGGTGTAACACAAAGCAGTGGTAAATTTGTAGCTTCAGTTTCAGGTGCAGGTGTTTATAAAGAAACAGATAACTATGTAAGTACAGGTTACTTAATAATGTCTGCAGCAGATTTTTATACAGCAGAGCATAAACAGTTTATTGGTGCAGAGATTAGCACTTTAACTCTGCCTGGTGGAACAAGTGTAGATTTAAGATACTCTACTAAGTTTGAAGCACTAGATGACCCTAATGATAGTTCTTATACTAGAGCTTTACTACAAGCATCTGGTTATGGTGATGAAGAAAAACAGATACAGGAAGTATCTAGGTACATAGTAGGTAAAGTTATTCTTAATAGTAATGAAACTAATACATCTACACCACAAGTTAAATCAATACAGTTTCGTGCATTGGCTAGACCTGAGCTAGTAGTAGCACAAATACCAATAAATATTTCAGATAGAGTTGAAAGACCTAACAGAAAACCTATAAAGGTTAAAGGTTTAGGTGATACTTTATACTCATCATTAAGAAATCTAGAAGGTAGTTCAGTAACTTTAGAAATATATTCTCCTTCAGAAGTTATTAAAGGTGTTGTAGAAAGAATAAGTTATCCAATACAATCTAACCCTGAAAGAGGAAGTGTGTTACAATATGCTATAATAACTGTCAGAGGAACAAGACAACCAGTGATTAGTGATATAACATCTATACACACTCCTGGTATTGCAGCCTTTGGTATAATGAGATACGGAGCATAATGGCAGATAGAGCTACACAAATAGTAAATTTTTATGAAAGCACACTAGCTTCTAGTTTGATTGGTGCTAGTGGAGTAGGAACAACATTATCACAAGCACCTTCTGCTGGTGGTGTTAGTACAATTAGTGCAACATTAGCAGATGAAGATACTTGGTATTATCTTGTAGTTGACCCTGATACATCAGGTTCAAGAGAAGTTATAGTTATTAAAGAAAGTTCAGGAACTACAGTTACTAATGTAGGTAGAGATGTTGAAGGAAGATATGCAGCTTCAAGTTTACCTGAGCATACATCAGGTACTACAGTTAGAATGGCTGTATTAGCTGAGCATATAGATGACCAAAATGATAGAGTAGCTACAAATATTACATCATTAACAACAGCTATATCAGATTTTAATACAGATGGTGCTGCAGCTATAGCAGCTATTAATGCATCATCAGCAGATGCAATGATGGAAAATGCTACTGATGGTACTTCAATTACAGTAGATAACGAAAATGATTATATTTTAGTTTACGATAATGACACTACTACAGCTAAACAAGTTAATTTAAGTCAGCTTAATTTAGGTGCAAGTGTAGGTTTAGTTTTAGCATTGGGAGGATAATATGAGTATGCTTCTTATGCTTAAAGAAGGTGGAAGTCTAGGAATAGACACTATTGGTAATAAACCTATTGATGAAGATATAGATTTGTTACCTGATGCTGGTGGTGGAACTCTTAGTTATGCACTAAGAATAAGTTACGAAGGTCTTTCAGTAACAAGCGTGACACAGACAAGTGTCCGTGCTATAGTGATGGGAGATAATTAATTAATTAATTGGAGATAAAATGGCAGAAACATTTGTAAACAAAACTGTAGCTTTAGGAGATACTGCTGATGTATCAGTATATAGTCCTGCTGCTTCAACAACAGCTATTGTTATACATTGTCAAGTTGCTAATGTAGATGGAACAAACTCTGCAGAATTAAGTATGGATTTGTATGATACTTCAGCTACAACAGCAGCAGCAGTTGTTTCAACTCTTGCAGTACCTGCTGATACAGCAATTAATCCTATTGGAGGAAAACTTGTATTAGAAGCTACTGATGAATTAAGAGCTTGGGCTTCAGCTACTGGCGATTTAGAATTAACACTTGGCATATTAGAAATTACATAGGAGATTACACATGGGTAAGTTTTCTTACATAGGTACAGAACCTACACAATTAGTAGGTGATAGTGCAGGTGTATTTAGTTTACAAGAACATGCACAACAAGTTGCAGACAACAAATTAGTTTTACAAGGTGGCTTTATTCCTGTAACTTATTATATTTCTGCAGGTGGTGGTGGTGCTGCAGGTGGAGGAATGGTTCATGGCGTTGGCTATCACACTGGTGGTATGGGTGGTGCAGGTGGACTTATTACTGCAACAGATACAACAAGTTTTAAATTAGATACTAACTACGCAATTACTATTGGTGCAGGTGGTGCAGGTTCTAGTCCTGCTGCTGCAGGATATGGTTTTGGTACAAGTAATGGTACTAATGGTAGTGATACTACTTGTGCTTACGAAGGTGGCACATATACTGCTGTCGGTGGTGGCGGTGGTGGTGGTTTTGCAAACTGGTACGCTGCAGGAAGTGGTTCAGCAGGTGGTTCAGGTGGAGGTGGTGGACCTAGTGCTAACTATGCAGGTGCAGGTGGTGCAGGAACTGTAGGTCAAGGTAATGATGGTGGTGATGGAGTTGCAAATACAGCACATTCACATGGTGGAGGTGGAGGAGGTTACTCTGCTGAAGGAGATTTAGGTAATGCCTCTGCAGGAACTTTTGATACTAGATTTGATGGTGGTACTGGTTCAAGAAATGGTGGTACTGGATTTCCTGATTATGGTGGCATATTTATAGAAGAACACACAAGTCGTGGAACTAATGGTATGATGACTAATTCAGGTGGTATGCCTGTAAGTAAAGCAGGTCATGTTAACACAGGTATTGGTGGAGGTGGTGGTACGCAATCAGGTGGTGCAGGTGGTGCAGGAGGTAAAGGATTTGTTTTATTTATTTATTCTAAAGCTCTAACAATGACAGTTGGTGGTTCATTAGCATCTACAACAACTACTGTTGGAAATAATAAAAGAACCATTATTACAGATGGTACTGATAATGTTAGTTGGTCAATAGCATAATGGCACATTACGCTTTACTTGATGAAAACAATGTAGTCACATCAGTTATTGGTGGAGTAGATGATGACAAAGAAACAGAATATGCAGAAAAATTTGGTTGCACTGTAAAAAGAACTTCCTATAACACAGTAAATGGTATTCATTTATTAGGTGGAACACCATTTAGATTTACCTATGCAGGTAAAGGTATGACTTATGATGCAACAAATGATGTATTTATACCTGAAGGTAAAACATGGAATGCTGATGAAGGTATGCCTATGAAACCAAAACCTACAGATAAAGATGGTCAGTCTTGTGAATCATGGGTTAGAGATACATCAATTAACGAGTGGAAAGCTCCTTTAGATGTACCTGCTGATGCCGAAACTACTCATTATGAATGGGATGAAAGTGCATATCAAGCAGATAATACAACAGGTTGGGTAGTAACTACACCTGAGTAGATTTATAAAATAAGGTGGAAATGATATTTAATATTCAAAATAAAACAAAAGTAAAATATATAATTCATCCTTCTAATATTCCTTTAGGTGTATTTCCTGAAATACAAAAATATCCTGAAGTTATAAAAAAAACTGGTTGTCCTGCTGTTCATAGTATTGATGGAAAACTATGGTATGTAAATTCTTATCTAGATATGGAGATAGAATTTGGATTTAACAGTGATGGTAATAGTTATTTTAAATACGAATATAACAAAAAAATACATCCTAATGTAAATGCTGTTCATGACATGATTAAACAAAATATATTTTTAAATACAGCAACAAACTCAAAAAAAAATTATTTAGATTTACAAGTTGGAACTCCTTATGCTTTTGTTACAGATGACAAAGAGTTAGAAGTAAATACTCTCCCTGTAAATATACAATATGAAAATTGTTTTTATGTACCAGGAGGTTTAAAACCTGCAAATTGGATTAGAACATTAAACAGTGCGTATTTATTAGATGATTTTTCTAAACCTGCAAAAATTAAATTAAGTATTGATAAACCAATTTTAAGTTTTCATTTTAATAAACCTATAGATTTAGAGTACACAGAGTACACAGAAGATATAAAAGATTATCATCAAATGTCTAATAGAATTGTAAATTATCGTAGAAAACTAGAAAAGAGTGTAATAAAAACCATTATTAAAAAGCGAAAAAATAAATTATTGTGATTGAAATTAAATGGACAAGTTTAGAAAAAACTTTAATGGACATACCTGATTTACATCCACAACCTGCTAAAAATTATATACCTGACTGGTACAAAAAAACACCAGTAACTAACAACAAAAAATTAAAATTAGAAAATAATAATGATTATAAAAAACTTTTACCTCTTGGTAGAACTGTTAAAACTTGTCCTAGTTTTCATGATGTGTTTGAAGATGGAATAGTTTTACTATCACCATGCGATATATTTTTATCGTATAAAGAAGGCTTTTATGAAATTAAAATATCTGTTAACTCTCAACACATTACTAGCGATTTTCATGGTCCTGAACAATTTTTAGACCATTATCACGATAAAGATATCAAAGCAGTTTTTAAAATAAACATGCCATACTTATTCCAAGCACCTAAAGGATATAGCATAAGGCAAATACCTTACATGTATGCTGACCACACAGATTGGTATGTTCCTTATGGAATTTTAGACAGTGATAATTATCACGAAGTAAATCCACAAATACTTTATACATCTGAAAAAGATGAAATATTAATTAAAAGAGGTGAACCATTGTGTTATTTGGTACCTTTTAAAAGAGAAAAAGTAAAACTTACAGCACTAACAAAATTTAAAAGTGCAGATAAATTAATGAGAAAACATTTTGCTGTACAGTTTAACAACGCTACAACATTTAGAAGTAGATATCATAGGCGAGGTAAATAAAACATGTTATAATCCTGCTTATGGATTTTATAATTGGTTTTTTACTAGGTATTTTTTTAAAAGAAATTAGTTCTTATATTAAAAGATTAAGTCAATGGGATTGGGATAATCGTAAATCTTGGGATAAAGAATGGGATTGGATGACACCTATCCAGGAAGATGACCTACCATAATGTCTGAATCAAATGGTAATGGGTTTACCACTAAGCAATATTTAGAACTCATTAAAGAAGGACAGGCAGAATTGAAAACAGAATTAAAAAATATTAATCAACGCATTGATGTATTACACGAAAAGGTCAATGCAAAAATAGACAAGTCAGAATTTTATAAAACACTTTTACTAATAGCAACAGTAGTTTCGTTAGTTGGTGTATTCACATTAGGAAGTTAAATGTCCACATTAAAGATAGACACAAAGACACTAGCACCAATAGTTATAACAGCTTTGCTTAGTGCATTTGGTTGGGTATTCAACTCCATAGAAGAAATTAAATCACATCAGAACGCTTGTGATGCTATGGTATTAGAAATGAATAGTGAATTAGATATGTTAGAAAGTAACTTTACTGAATTACTATTTAAATTAAATGGCTAGAATATAAATATGTGTAAAGTAAAAGTAAAAGAAGATGGTTCATTTGTGCAGATATGCAACTGCAAGAATGGAAGTAGTAACTGTGAAAATAATAAGTAGAGATAGTTGGGGAGCTAAACCTAACAAGACAAAGTTTAGTAAACTAGGAGAAGTAAAAGGTTTAGTGGTGCATTGGTCTGCATATCCTGTAGCTATAGGTAACCAAGCAGAGATGGACCAATGTAAACAAATACAAAGATTACATCAAGAAGATAGAGGTTGGAATGATGTAGCATATAATTTTTTAGTAGGAGATACAGGTCAGATTTATGAAGGCAGAGGTTTTGGAAACAGAAGTGCAGCACAAGGTGGTAATAGTAGGCAAGAAATTAATTACAACAACAAGCATTATATTGCTGTGTGTTGGCTTGGTGGCTCCAACCCTACCGACAAACCTTCTGCTGAAGCTCTTGCCTCCATTAAAGGATTAGCTGAAATAGTTGGTGGAGAACTTAAAGCTCATTCAGATTTTAAGCAAACTGATTGTCCAGGAGATGCAACTAGACAATGGATTATAGAAAAAAATGCTACACCTAATAGCACAATCAGTAATGAAAGTCCACCTGATGTATATGTTCCTTTAAAATATGAAAAGAAATTAGATATAATTATTGCTAAACTAGAGAACATTGAAAATAAATTAAAGTTAGGAAGACTAATAAAATGAGTGAAGAATATAAAGACTTAATTGAAAGATGTTTATGGACATTTGTAGAAACATTTGCTTCTACATTAGTAATCACACCAGCATTAGGTGTTGATATTAGTACATTAGAAGTTGCTGCTTTAGCTGGTGGTGCTGCAGTACTATCAGTATTAAAATCTTTTGCTAAGAATAAAGTATCGCCTACTCCAAAGAAAGCAAGTAAGTAGTTTCAATAGCAAAGCCGAGGGTGTTATCCTTTCTACCTCGGCTCTTGCTTATATACGGTTATTAATGTTCACCATAGTAATCTGATACTTCCCATTGTTTCTGACAAGTATGACAAGCTACTAGGTCTTCATCTTTATCACCATTACGCCACCCTGTTGATAGCTTATTGCCACATCTTTTACACATTAGAAAGGTGCCTCGCCTTCCTTAACATCATCTAATGATTTAGCTTTAGGCATAAATATACCATTCTGTACACCTGCATAGTCATTCCAAGACTTAGGAGTAATTTTATTATCTACCCACCAAGACTTAGAAAATACTTTACCATCTACAGTATCTCCTGCTGTACACTTAGATGCCATAATACATCTAAAGTCTGGTGACTTATCTGATTTCTTTTCAGCTACAGGTACATACTTAACTGCACCACCACAAGGACACCATAACCCTATATCATCTATAGCTAACTCACCTGTTGGATGGTTTCTTTCTTTAACGCTATACCCTGCATCAGTAAGTTCCTTTATAGGACCTTTAACTAAAGATGGAGTAGTAGATGAGGCGGCTACTACTCCTTCTTTAGGCGTTGCTTGCGGTGCTTTAATATTGGTTTCACCTTTCGTGCTTGAGCCACTTGACTTCTTCATTTCTTCTTTACTAGGTCTAGCTTTATCAGTTCCTTGATACTTCCAGTTAGCTAATGCTCTACCTATAGCAGATGTTTCACAATTTTCTAACCAAGCCTCGTTATTAGCAAAGCCACCTTGACCTTTGTATTCTTGTGCATACCCTGTTGCTACGGCTTTCTCATCATCAAAGTCTTTATATATTAAAGCTTTAACAATTACCATAGTTCCCTCATCATTAATCTTTGCAACGTGAGTTTCAATCCTACCATTAGGATTATCAGACCAAAACTTTTTTAGCCTGTCTTCTACTGTTTCGTAGTTATCTAAATTAAACGCCATTAACGCCTCCTTCTTGTATCTTATATACTAGCTTCGTTAGTATTTAATGTGAACATTTTCTCTTTATATCTCCTGCACATAGGGTTAACACATTTAAGAAAACCCTTGTGTGCATATAAAGGACTACCACAACTCATACATATGTGTGACATATTACTCCTCTAGGTTTACTAAATACTCAGCAGTAACCCCCTTGTTAGGTTTTACAAATAGACAGTGCTGTGATGGTCTACCCATACTAGCTAACTGTTCTAGTGCATAACCATTGTGGCTCTCAGTGCTACCATTAACCCACACTCTTGTATCATTTATGTACAAGTTTGTTGGTGTGTGGTAGTGACCACATACTGCGTGAGTAAAGTCTTCCATTAAGTTATTAGCTGCAAGAGATTTCCAACCTAAGATTTTTTTATTGTATCCATAGAAAGGTAATCCCATACTGCCTCTAATGTTATCTCCGTGAAAGCAAAGAAACTTTGCTTTCTTGCCTAAGTCTGCTACTAGGTACCAAGTCTTGTCAGGTACTATAAACTTAATTCGCTTTTCATTAGCAAACATAGTCTCTAATATTTTTCCTAACATACGGTCAGCATTACTCTCAGGGTTGTAGTCTCTTCTTGACCTACCCCCTAAAGCACCGTGATTACCTATTACCCAATAGACTTCTACTTCTTCAAAGTCCGTTAGTAATGTACTAAAGAATTTATAAAGTATTCGTGGACCATCAACAGTAACTTGCTTATATAAGGAACTGTCAATTTCGTGGGCTTGTCCTGGGAATATGAGTTCACCCTCCACGATATCGCCAAGACAAAGAACTGCACACTTCTTAATAGTATGGCTTGCTCTCTGTATGCGTGCTAATTTAATTATCTTTTCTGCATATCTAACAACTCTT